CATGGTTTATGAATTTCATAAAAGATTCAAAACTGTGAAAAAGCCTTTTAAGGCTCCTGGAATTCTTCCAGGTGACATTCTGTTACAAACGATGGACGAAAGGGAGTTTGATCCCAAGAACATCGATCGCCTCAATGCCGAAGCTGAGAGGGGAAGTCTATACCAAGAGACGCGTTACTACGCGATGCTTGGTGACTACACTGCAGCGACGAACTGGATCGAATTTGAACCAGCTCGGCTGCACATGGAGTCTATGCTCAAAGAGATGAGCATAGGAAAGAATGACTACATGCGGACCGCATGGCAGTTAATCTTACGTCCTTGTATCCTGACCGCAGACGGTACAAAGTACCGCACATGCAGAGGAGCCCTTATGGGGCTACCAGGAACAAAGATTATTCTCCACACAATGGGGAAAGCAATTGACATGGCGAGTCGGGACTTGAAGGTTCCGATGACCTATGACAAATTGAAGAAGTATCCACTGGCGATAGCCGGGGATGACACTTTGAAAATTTCGAAGTCATTAACTGAGCTTGAAAAGTTCATTCCTTGCACAGAACTATACTCCTTGGTACCAAGTACCGACAAATGGCGTTATTACAAACGCGGAGGAATCTTCTGTCAAGAAGTTTTTTCGTTAGAGAACGACGAATTTTTCGTCGACCATGTGCCCGCAAGGGCGCTCTCTAAAGAAACCAAAGCCAAATCTGATGAAGACAAAAACCCAATATTTGGGAAAGCCCACTACTTATCCAAACGGATAGAGTGGATGCCTCAGTTTGAGACTGAAGGCAGTCATGATCATCTTTGGTTCGTTTTTCAGAGGAACCACCGTAAATACGGTGACTACTCGAAGATTGCGAAGTTGCCAAGACACTTAGGTGGATTGGGCTTCACAAAACTAACATTTGACGAAACTCCTGACATTGTCAGGAGGGCCGCATATAGAGCTTATCTAGATCGAGAGAAGCAAGAAAATCTTGCCCTCAGAGCGTTGAGGAATCTATCCTCTTCGCTCCTGTACGATCGTGGTGAAAGAATCACCGATAAGAAGCATGTCCCATACTCTGGTACACTCACCTACTATACTCACGACCATTTGGTTGAGAAGTTTGAGGTGGAGTCCAAGTTGGGCATCACAAGGTACTGGCGCCAGAAGAAACAAATCGAACAATTCGGTTTCCTTCCGGTGACAGCCTTGAAATCAGGCCTTAAACCTTTCTGGGAAAGGGGAAAGCCTGATAAGGGCTGGAATACAGCCCCTCTGAATATTAGAATCCAGAGAATGGCCGATCAACTTGACGGCCTTGTACTTGAGTCACCAACTGAAGATCAGTGGTCTCAGACGATCGAATCACCGTCTAGGGAGTTCGTCCCTAAGACGATGTATTTCGATCCCGGTGAGAGGTTTCATGGAATTCCCATAAACCCGATGCAAAAGTCCAGAGGACTTTCATTAGCTTGGAGAGTACCAAACAAAGTTTGGTTTAAGAAGAACTGTTCTGCAGAACAGATCAGACTTCTTACAAGCACTTCAGAATCAATATCGCGGGTTGCGTAGTCATAAGCGGGTCAGGCCCGTAGCACTGCTACTTCTCGCTTGATTCGATATGGACAGAGTCCATTCCACTACCAGCTGCATATACAATATGCTGAGTCAATCGGCATTACCTAGTGACCCACTTTTCGTGGT